ATAATGTCGCTCTTGGACGACTGCCCACTAATGTTACAACTGATCCCTCAGTTAGGGCCATGCGTGAGTTGGCTTACCTACCAAAAGGAGAGATGGATCCACACGAAGTACCAGATAGTGACCCTAGGGTAGCAGCAAGGTGATAAATAGAAACAGCCTTGCTGTGTCTAAATGCCTACCTTTCAGACATTTAAAGATCTGAGTATTACGTTCAAGAAACATCCTGTATCTGATGATTTGGTACAGGTGAAAGATAAGGCAGCTATTGTGCAAGCAATTACTGCTTTAATTTTGACGTATAAGGGGGAAAGACCATTCCAACCTGAATTAGGATGCGATGTTAAGAATATGTTGTTTGAACCATTAGACTATGGTTCCGCAGTATTGATTAAATCTGCTATCCGAGAAACAATTGCTCGTTACGAACCTAGAATTGATATAGACAATATTGTTTGTACACCAGATTATGATACCAATGGTTACAATGTTGAATTGTGGTATACCATTATTGGTAGAGAGGACGCACCAATAGCTGTAGACTTCTTCTTAGAGCGTACACGATAATGCCTTATACACAGGTTGCCAATTTAGACTTTGAGGATATCAAAGTTGCTCTCAAAGATTACATGAGAGCACAAACGGATTTTACTGATTATGATTTTGAAGGATCGGCATTATCCAACCTTATTGACGTATTAGCATATAATACGTACTATACGGCATTTAATACTAATATGGTAGTCAATGAACTATTCATTGATTCTGCCACCTTAAGAGACAACGTAGTAGCGATTGCGAAGCAGCTAGGGTACAGACCCAAGAGTGCTACCTCTCCTACTGCGTATGTCTCTTTTAATGTGACTTACAATAACCCAACAACCGATACAGAGATAACTCTTAAGAAAGGAACAGGGTTTATTGCGACTTATGACAACAATGTGTATCAGTATGTTACACTTGATGATGTAAAAGGACAAGTTGTTAATGATGTTGCAACATTTACTAACATTCCTCTTAAAGAAGGAACACAATTAGTCAATACATTCACTGTTAATTCAGCATTAAAGAGTCAAAGATTCATTCTTGACAACCAAAATATTGATACCAACACAATTAGAGTAAAAGTATTTCCTACTGGAGGTAGTTTTAGCGAACCATACCTTGTGGCAGATAACATTTTGGGTGTTGATGGCAATTCAAAAGTATTTTTCCTTGATGAAATTGAAGATGAGAGATATGAGATCCTAATTGGTGATGGTGTTCTAGGTAAAAAGTTAGATGACAATGCAAGAATTGAAGTTTCTTACTTGACAACATCAGGTCCAGAGAGTAATGGAGTAAGAACTTTTGTTTTCTCTGGTGTATTAGAGAATGTAAATGGAAGTACCCCTGCTACTAGCGTTAGTGTAACTTCTACGGTTGCAGCTGCAGGTGGAGAGGAGATTGAGACTACACAGAAGATTAAGTATACTGCTCCTAAGGCATATGGCACACAGGAACGTGCTGTAACCGCCCAGGACTACGAGGCAATCGTTCGGAAGGTATATCCTGCCACTAGTGACATTATCATCTTTGGAGGGGAAGATCAGGATCCACCTGAGTATGGAAAAGTATTCATTTCATTAAAACCAAATGATGCAAGTTACATTACATCTTTGACTAAGAATCAAATTGTAAAGGAATTAAAGCAATATGTGGTTGCATCTGTAGAACCTAAGCTAGTTGATCCTTCTATTCTCTTTGTTGAGATGACTAGTAAGATCTATTATAATGGATCTTCTACTGATCAGACAACATCACAGATTAGAGACAAGGTTATTACTGGTGTACAGTCTTATCTTGATACTAGTGATACTGAAAAGTTTAATGGTAAGTTCAGATATAGTAAGATGGTAGGTGTAATTGATGATGCGGATCGTAATATCAATTCTAATTTAACTTCTGTTACAATGAGAAAGGATTTTTATCCTTCTCTTAACTCTACCTTCTTTTATGAGATATGTTTCCAAAATGAATTTGATCAGGACTGTGATGATCCAGTCCTGTCTACCACTGGGTTTAGGGTCACTGAGTATCCTAATTTTGATGTTTATCTAGAGGATAGATCTGGCAAAATTGTCCTATATAGACTAGATAGCGTAACTGGTGAGAAGGTTGTCCTTGACAGCGAAGTTGGCGATATAGATTATGTGAAAGGTGAATTGATGATGTACAACATGACTATCATTAAAGGTAGTTTCTTTGACAATCGCATTTCTGTTAGAGTAAAACCAAAATCCAACGATATCAAGGCACTCCGTGAGGTTTATCTTGACGTTGACGTTGCTAATTCATCCTTCACTGCATACAAAGAGTAAAGTAAATGCCTGCTGTAAAAACCAAGAGAATTTCCACTCTAATTGAAACGCAGCTTCCAGCTTTTATTACTGATGAATATGAACTCTTTAGTAAGTTCGTTCAAAAGTATTATGAAGCACAGGAGGTACAGGGTGGTACGCTGGATATTATCAACAATCTCCAAAAATATGCAGATATAGATTATTATGAACAAAATCTTCTTAGACAGTCTGATATCTTGGACACTAGTATTTCTGCTAGTGATGATACAATTGTACTACAAGATGCGACGAGTTTTCCAAAGAAAAACGGATACGTAAAAATTGATGATGAAATTATCTTCTACGGATCTAGAACAGATACCCAGTTAAATGAGTGTTCTAGGGGCGTTAGTGGAAATACCTCACTAGGAGACCTATACGAGTCTAGCACCTTCTCTAGCACCACTGCGGCGGCACACAATGCAGGACAGAATGTATATAACGTAAGTAATCTATTCTTATATGCATTTGTAAAGAATTTTGAGAACCAGTATCTAGGTTCTTTCCCTGAGAAGTATCTAAGAGGGGAAGTAGACAAAAGAACTCTTATTAAGAACATTCAAAAGTTCTACAAAGCTAAGGGAACTAAGAGTTCTATTCAATTCATCTTTAATACTGTTATTGCTAAGGATAGTGATAACAAACCAGAAGTATACAAACCAAGAGATTTTACTTATAAGTCATCAGAATCTGACTGGATTAATGTTTATGCATTAAAGTGTAAGGTTGTTAGTGGTGATCCTAAGGATTTAATTGGTTCTAAGATTATTCAGACTGCTACAGCAGAATATGGTTATGCAGATGCTTTTGTAGATAATGTAAATGCTGATGGTACATCAGATAATGAAAAGATTTATAATATTGTTCTAGCTTCAGAAACTGTTAATGGTGAATTTGCTATTTCTACCAAAACTAAACTTGCGAAATCCCTGTCAGGGACTGCGATCTCAGGGGATAGAATTGATGTATCTTCTACTCTTGGATGGGAGACTACTGGATCTGTATTAATTGGTGAAGAGACTATTACATTCAGTGAGAAGACTGTAACGCAGTTTATTATTGATGAAAGACAAGCACAAGGAGCTACAGTTCATCCTTCTGGGGCATCTGTTTACAAACCAGTTACAATTTCTGGAAATGGTGTAACATTATTAACATTTGGTGTTGTTTATAATTTAAAACCACAAGATTCACATCCATATTCTAGTCCTGGTGATGACATTCAAGTTTCTAATCCAGGTTTTGAAACTGATGATCCTAAGATAGTTAAAGTTGGTACGAAAGATACCAGATGGGTTTTTAATTCTGGTACTGCACCTCTCATTCCGACACTACCATCTATTCAATCATCATTAAGTCAGTTAACTACTGATGTATCTTCTATTTTTGAAGATGACCAATATTATTACATTACAAGTTCTAGTTATCCATCATATAAAATTCTAGATGGATCTACTGTAAATGAAAATCTTCTTGATCAAAGAATACTTCGTATTATCAGGAAGCAAGCAACAAGAACTACAGAAATTTATCAAACTCCTAGGAGAGATATTGGTATCCTTCTAAACGGTGTCCCTGTCTACGGTTTCAGGGATCATGATAGTATTCGTTTTGGTAAATTAGAAGAAATTAAAATTAATACTCAAGGAAGGGGTTATGAAAAACCACCTTTTGTGTTGATTGATCAAGTACCTAATAAGGCTAGAGCAGTCTTAACTGGTCAAGTTGTTGAAAGGATTATTGTTGATACTGAAGATATTTTTCCAAGAACTCCAGATATTACTATTACCTCTGGTCGTAATGCATCTGTTCGTGCAGTTGTAACTGGTGGTAAAGTAACAAGTTTAATACTTGATAATCCTGGTGAATTTTATTCTTCTCCACCAATTGTAAGAATTTCTGATACTGCTGGTAGAGGAAGGTTTGCTGATTATGAAGCAGTTGTTAATACTGATGGAAATATCACTGGATTTAACAAACGTGGAGAAGGAAATTTCTATAATCAAAATACTGTTAAAGTAGATATCATTCCTGTTGGTGAAGATGCATCTGGTATCCCTTTATTGAAAGAATGGAATTTTAATAGATTTAATAAATTAGAAAACAATCTTGATACTGAGTATGGTTATATTTTCCAGAATTATAATAATGCATTAGATTATGGTTATGGTCATGTTGCTAACCCTAAAGCTTTACGTGTTGATTTAAACGATAATATTAACAGTGCAGGAACTGAACCTTCCACAAAAACTCATTCTCCTATTATTGGATTCGCTTATGATGGTAATCCTATTTACGGTCCATTCGGACATCAGGATCCATTAGATTCTACCTCATCTATTGTGAGGATGACTTCTGGATATTCTTTGAATGGAAGTCGTTCTAATGGACCATCGTTAACTCAGTACCCTTTGGGTTCGTTTAATAACGATTACACATACACTCACAAGAGTGGCACACTGGATCAAAACAATGGAAGATTTTGCATTACCCCAGACTTTCCACAAGGAACTTATGCTTATTTCATTACTATTAATAGTAATCAAGTACCGCAATATCCCTACATTATAGGAGAAAATTTCTATTCTTTACCTGTAGATAGTAATTACAATTCTAATATTAATCAGGATGATATTCCAAAGAATTCTAAGAAATATTATGTTTCTGGAATGCAAGGAAATGGTGAAGGTCTTATTGCAAAAATTGCAGAGGTTAGTTCTGGAACAGTTGATGCTATAGATGTTATTAATACATCTGATAATTTCTCTATTAATTCTCAACTTTATTTTGATAATAGAGGAACGGAAGGTTCTGAAGTAGAAGCTATTATTTCTTCAGTTAAAGGAAAATCAGTTAATTACATAGAATCAAAAGAAAATAAAGTAGTAAAACTTACTACTATTCAAAATGCATATCTATTTGCTAATGATACATTAAATCAACCATCCTCAGGTGCATCTGGTTCTATTGTAGGTACAGTTAAGAATGATAATACAATTGTACTAAGAAACGTCAATGGTATATTTGATGAAACAGGAACATTCTCTGCGACTATTAAAACATTTACAATTTTACTAGATCAAAGAAGTTCATATACCAAAGGTGCAACATTAAGTCTTACTGATGGTGTCAATACACCAATTGCTACTGCTGAGGTATTAGAAGGTACATCCTCTCAAAACACAGTCCAGATCAAGGTTCTTACAGGTACGTGGATTGTAGATAATACATATTTCTTACAATCTGATGATTTGTTTAATACATCTGGAACTAGGATTGAAAAACTAACATCATTAAGTGATGGATTAGAACCATTTGATGTTAATCAAAGTGTAGCATTGGTTGAGACAGCATCAAATCATGGATTGGGAATTGGTGATCAGGTAACAATTGATATTAATCCTAATGATGCAACTAAACTCAAGACTTATTACGTAAGAAAGAGGTTATATCAGGAAGCAGTTTTAATACCTCCTACTGCAACTACAAATATTAATTTTACAGGAATAGGAAGGTATGAAATACTCAATGGTGGTGCTGACTATACAGCTGGTACTTACACTGGTGTGGCTCTTACTAGTGGGTCAGGATCTGGAGCAACTGCTACCTTCACTGTTTCTGATGCAGGGATAATTTCTAATATTCAAATTGAGAATAGTGGTTCTGGATATGCAAGAGGTGATTATCTATCTGTTGCCGATGAAGACTTAGTAAGATCTGGTGCATCTACATCAACAGCAAGATTGACTTTATATGTTGGACATGTTGGTGTTCCTGCTGGTGGTACAAAAGTAACTGTTGATAATTCCTTAGGATTTTCTACTGATGATTTAATTCAAATTGGTGAAGAAATCTTAAAAGTTACTGGTATTACTGGAAATGATATTTCTGTAACTAGAGGACAGGAAGGAACTACAGATATAGATCACTTTGATGGACAAGAAGTAAAACTATACAAAGCACAATATAATTTTAATAATAATTTCCAAATATTTGCAGGTGCTAATTCTGGACGTATTCAATCATATGATCCAGTAACACATAAAATTATTATTTCATATCCATACGGAACTTTAAAGACAACTGCAAATGAAGTTGTTCTAAGCTCTAGTTTCTTTGATAGTAGTGATCCTAAAAGATTAGTTGCTGTTAAATCTTCAGGAGATCTTACATACAAATTTGAATTCTCAGAAGATAATAGTACATTTGTACCTAATCCTAATATTAACGTACAGGAATTTTACAAGTATAAGTTTGATACGTCTCATTCTAGTCTTACTGGAACTTACTTTGATATTAGTCCAAGTAAAAATCTAAATCTAGTTACTGTAGAGAAGACAGAAGGCACACATCTTCCTGGTAATGCTGGTGCATTTACAGATGTTAAGTTTGGTTTTGGATCTAGATTAGAAACAAATAATTATCAAACTAAAGTAGGAACAGATTTTACAAACTTTTATTACTATGATAAGAAGAATGTAGTAAATGCAGAAGATGCTTATCTAAAGATTATTACAGACCCTCTACAAGGAACTAAGACTATCAATTATGTTACAGAAGACCGTTTTGTTTATGATGTTACTAGTCAGCCTCTTTGGGATGGTTCTGGATCCATTTCTTACACTACTACTGGTCAGTTCGCTATTGGTGAGATTAACAAAGTAGATATTATTAATCTAGGACTTAATTACAAAAAGGTTCCTATTATTCTAGGTGTTGATCCTACTCAGAGTTACAGAGCTTCAGCAACTGTAACATTTGATACATCTTCTAATATTATAACTGGTGTTGAAATAGTTGAGAAAGGATCTAATTATTCCAAACCAAAAGTTATTATTACTGATGGTGATGGTTCAGATGCTTCATTTGATATTGTAGTAAGAAATGGTGAGATATTTTCTATAGTAGTTTCTAGTACTGGTAAAGGATATACATATGCTCCTACAATTAAAATTATAGAAAGTGATACTCAAGCTTTTGCTTCCAGTTCTACAATTGGAGTTCCTCAAAGTGTTAATATTATACAGAATGGTGGTGGATACCATGAAGATAAAACAGTAGCATCTAATTTCTCCTCAAGTTATATTTTAGGTGTTCAATCAAGTGGAGAAATACCAGAGTATCAGAAAGGTGAAACAGTAGTTCAAATCATTGATGGTGTAGAAGTTCTTAGAGCAAAAGTAATAGAATATAGAAGGGGTTCTAACCTTATTAAGATAGGAAATGTTGATGGTACTATTAGAGAAAATGTTTTAATAAGAAGTGTATTAAGAAGTAATGTAGTATCAACAGTAAAATCTATATTTGTTACTACATTTGCAGAATCTATTACTAGTTTCTATGATAACTTAGGATATTATACTTCTGATAAAGGTCGTCTTGGTGTATCTAATCAAAAAATATTAGATAGTGATTTCTATCAAGATTATTCTTATGTTGTTAGATCTAAAACACCTATTAATGAATGGCGTGATCTTATTAAATCTACTACACATCCAGCTGGATTTAAACTATTTGGTGAGGTAGATGTTGAGGCAACTGCTGGAACAGAAATGCCAGCAGAAGAGTTACCAAAATCATCTCATTTTAGTGTTATACAACTTTGGGATCCTGCAAAGAATAAGATTACTGTAGAGAATACAACATACGGCATAACACAATCTGTACAATCAGTTAAGAGTCAGAGAGTTCGTAAGGGTATTGGTTCTGCTGCAACTAGTGAATTCTTATTTAATGAGGTTCGTGCATTTGAATTTACTCTTGCTGCACCTTTTGATGGTTATTATGATACAGATGGAAGATTACAAGGAACTACATCATTCCAAATTATTAATGATTTAGGAGTTCCATTCTCTCCTGCTTCGGATAAAGGAGTTATTGTAACTCTTGATGGTGTTATTCAAGATCCTGGAGTTGCATATAATATTTCTGGTGATAATATTATTTTCACTGCTCCACCATTAGGACCAGGAACTAAAAATAATTCTTCTTATGAAGGTGTTACTTTTTATGGTAAAATATTCCAATTCAAGGATGATCAATATAATACCAAACATTTTAAAAAATTAAGAAATATTTTCCAACGTGATGGTATATGGATAGATGCTGCAAATCAAATTGAAAGAAATATTGAGTTTATTGTTAATGAATCTATTGGATATGGAAAATCTACATATCCAACATTAGATTGGAGTACCAAGCAGGATGATTATGAAGAAAACCTCAGATTTATTCTAGATGCATATCAGCATGATATTAGATTTGGTGGAAACATTAAAACTATTGATTATACATCTGCTTTCAATACTGAGGATCGGTATCTTTATATTAAAAATAATAAAACTGAATCTAATTCTATTTTTGCATATGCAACTAGATTAGCAAAGCTAGCAATGCGTAATTGGGATTACACTGATACTGGTGTAACTTATGCTCAAGGATCAAATACAATTAATCTATCATCTACTGATAATGTTGCTATTGGTATGTTTGTTAGTTCTGGTAGAGCATTCCCATCTGATACAAAAATTACATCTATTGATAGTGCTACTCAAGTTACAGTAAGTCGTAATGCAATAGCAAACTCTTCTGGTGGAGGTGGTGTTCCAGTTGGAACAACAGATTTATCTGGAACAGCACCAGCAGGAGGTACGACAATCCCAACTAGCACTGGTCGTGTTGTTGATGGTGAAACATATGATGTTCCTCCTGGTTCTACAGTATCAGTTGCTACTTCTTTTGGTGGAACTGATCAGGCAACATTCTCTTGGAGTGGACTTAATACTGGTATGTTCTACAAAGCAGGACAACTAATTGAGGGTAATAGACAGTATATTATTGACACAACACATGCTTGGATGGTTTCAACATATCCATCTCTTGCAGCAGTTGCAGGAACTGCCGCAGCTAAGTGTAAGAGAGATATTGGTCTTTTCTTAGATGCATATGTGTATCATCTTAAACAGGGTGGTAACTTTAAAATTGTAGAAGCAGCACAGTTATACTACACGAAGAATGAATATCCTTATGGTGAAACTAGAACTTCTCTAGTTGGAGTTCTTACTGAAGCACTTGCAACATTTAGTTATGCTAAGGATTTAGCAATACAGGCAATGAGAAATCAATTGCCATTTACAGATCCTAATGCATTAGTTGATTCTGTTTCACCTGTATGTGCAGAGGTAGAAAGCACATTAAACACATATCATAGTATTGTTAATACGATTCTAGCAGAAGGTATGGGTCTTGTTGATAAGACAACTCAAAATCCTAATAAGAGTGGTAATTGGACTCCTACATTAACATATTCTAATTACAATATTATAGGTGATGCTAACATTCCTTTCCAGGAGTGTAATACTGTTGCTTCTGCTATTAGTTCCTTATATGATAATTTGGATGATATTATTAATTTAAAATCTGTAACTAGAACATTACCAGATTATATTGATGGAGAAACAAAAGAATTTGAATTATATTGGGATGACAATACTGCTGTAGATAGTGAAAAAGATGAGAATTTATTCTTGTCATTAAATGCTGTATTACAGAGACCTAAGTTTACTGAGGATTATCCAGGAGAGGATGCTTACTTTATTGATAGAACTGTAATTCCTAACGTAATTAAATTTGATGTAGCTCCTATATGGGATCAAGATCTAGGTGCTAAGACTATTGGTGAACCTACTGCGGTTGAGAAAGTAGTTGGTATTGGTGTTGGTAACTATAAGAGACTTACGATTGACTATAATTTAGTTGATGGGGTTAGAAATGGTCCTTTCTTAATTTTAGATGTAGAAGATTACACAGTACAAAGTATTGAAGCAGAAGATGCTTTATACGTATTCTTAGATGGTGTATTACAAAGAAAAGGATACTCGTATACTGTATCTGGTCCAAATATTTTCTTCAATGTTCCTATTACAAAGGAAATGAAGATTGATATGAGATATCTCTATGGAAGAGATGTTGGTCAAGTTCTTAATATTTACGATTTTGCACCAGACACATATTATGCACAAGGTTCATTCTCTTTTGATTCTACTGTATTAAATGCTTTCTTAAAGTATGATTGGATGGGAGATGCTGCTGGATCTGCAATTCAAGTTTGGCAGCAAAGAGCAAATGGAACATATAATGTTATTGGTGAAATTAGCAATCCAGTAGTTACTGGAAATAATATAGTGTTTGATCTTAAGGGTCAGAATGCTGCTATTGAAAATGGTTTAGATTATACTTTTGTACCAAAAAAATATTATGATAGAACATTTGTAATTGCAGATGCTGATATTTCTAATGTAACTGTATCATATGTACAAGATGAAATTGGAAGGAAAGTTCTTAAGACTGATGATGGTATTTGGTCAGGAAGTAATTATGGAATAACATATAAGAAACCATTTGTATCTTTATCAAATGGAGATAAGATTAGTGTAGAAGGTGAAGAGGGATTCCGTAGTATTAAAAAACTACCAACAGAAGCTACTAGTAAAGATGGTAGATCAGGAGAACAACTAACTGATGATATTTTTGGTTCAGTCTCAGTTGAGTCTTATACTGGAATTACGAGAGGAGAGGGTTTATCTGTAGTAGCAACTATTGAAAATGGTAGTATTACCAAACTAACTTGGAACCAACGTAGTTATGATCCTATTACACAACCAACTGCATATCAGTATTTTACTCCACCAGTTCTTAAATTTGAACCTTTAAATGGTGAAGGTGGTGGTGCAAGAGCAAATGTTCTTGTAAGTAAAGGTCAAGTAATTAGTGTTGATTTACTTGATGGTGGTTCTGGATATACTAAAGCTCCAAAAGTTATTGTAACAAGAAGATTTGATGTTCTCTCAGACAGAGAAATTGGTGTATCACTAATTAATGTTGCTATCAGACCTTACTTAGATGTTGCCCAAAGTAGTTTAATTATATCAACAATTGATGTTCTTGGTAACAGATTAGTTGATGCATTCTCTTTCTCTTCTGTTGATCTACAGAGTCCAGCAGATACCTCCCGTAAGATAACTGCAGAGATTCAAACTGATAAGAAAAATATTGTAGATGGTACATCTGGATTTGATATGCCAGCTGGTCCTGTTCAACCTGGTCCTGCTCAAGTTGTATTCATTGAACCACCACCTGCTGTTGATATTAATGGTGAAGGTGGGGTATTAAAACTTCAAGGTTCTGCAAGTGTTGTTTCTGCAGAGGTTCAAGATATTGTTTCTCTCAACTCTATTTCTACTGTAAGTAAAGCAGTTACAAGTAATATACAGAAAGTCATTCCTAATGATGCTCTATCTAATATCAACTTCTTTGAAACTGCTGCATATCTTGATATTGACTTTAATATTGGTGATACTATTGCTTATATCCCAGACACCATTAAGTTTAAACCAATGGGTCTACTTCTTATTGGTGATGAAGTTGTAAGATATCATAGAAAACTTTCTGATAGATTTACTAATATTCTTAGAGGTCTTAGAGGAACTACTGAGCAAGATTGGACTGCTGGTACTTTCTTGAGACAAATTCCAGAACTTGTATCTGTTGCTCCTGTGGGTGTTGTTCAGGTACAGTCTGAAAGTGATGTTAAGATTGTCAGTGCAAGTGCAGCTGCAGGAGGATTTGAGAGAGTTACACAAAGACAAGTTGGTTCTGCTGATGAATTAAAAATCACCAAAGCAGCAACTGAACTTGTTTTAATTCCACCACCAGGCGGTGTTGTTGATGGATATGCAGAGGAACTATTCTTAACAGATCCAATTCCTGTTAGAGCTGGTAACACAACTGGTGGACATGATGGTGAAGTTGATCTTATTGAAATCAATGATGGTTATCATGTTGGTAAGAGAAATGCAACTGAAGTTCTTATCGTTAACTCTGTTTTTGGAAGAACTGCAGAATACATTGGACAATATACTAAAACAAATGTTGGTCATACCATTGGTCACTTTGATGGTATTTTTGATGATGGTGTATGTTCTGTATCTGGTTTATCACTTGCGGAACTTGATTTATACTTTGGATCTCTTACTATAAAAGACTTTAGTGAAAGGAGAGATTCTAGTTATACACTAGCTGGTGATAAATTTGTAATGATGCCTCCATCAATTCAAAATCCAGTTGCGATTAGTTCTTCCGCAGGAACAATTCCCGCAACTATTAATGTTCAGGATACTACTTACTTCCCTGATGAGGGATATGTATTTACTAGTGGTGGAACTGTTGTTCAGTATACTGGAAAAACAGCAACATCATTCACTGGATGTACTTTAACTAGAGGTACAAACTCAATTTCTAACGGTCATGAGTTAGTTCCGTTTGCAATTGACTAAATATTGCTATAAATATAAATAACTCAGGCACAAACTATTACAACGTCGGATAAAGAAACACCATGGCTGCTATTATTTCTGATAAGTTTCGTATATTTAACGCGAAACAATTCTTAGAATCACTTACTGAGGGTCCCACGGACACCAGTAATGAACGATCTAGGATGTACTTCTTTGTGGGTAGACCGCAACCATGGAGAGCATACTTAGAGATTTATTCAAAAGGTTCCACATCATTTACTGTAGGAGATGAGGTTTACGTAGGAACATATGGTTCCACTACCTTCCGTGCTACAATCGCTGCTGTTTATGATAGTGCCCTACTTCTTACCGACGTTTTTGGAAGTGCAGGTGTAAACTCCGCTCCTGCTCTAGCAACCGATCTTAAGTGCCGTACTGGTGGAGCAGGTGGTTCCGATACAGGTGCTGTTGCTAAGTCAGGTGTTTATCGTTATGCAACTGAGGACGTTCCTCCTCTACCTCTTGATAACCAGAGTGAAAAAATTGCTCTTTACGACGAACTAATTGCTGCTAAGCGTATTACTGATGCTTTTGCAAGAACTGTTGTTCGTCGTTACAACTGGGATTTAGTAGCTAACCCTAAGTTTGACATGTGGAAACCTGATTACTCTGCTACACCTGGTGGCGGTGGTCAAATTGGTAAAACAACCGCAACAGGTCAAACTAGTATTGCTGATGCTAAGTTCTATGTAATGAACTCTCAGTATGAAATATTCAAGTGTCTTTACAATGGTGAAGATCCTTCTAACACAACTGGTCAAAACGCAACTGAAGAACCAACTACTGCAGGTGGTAACTATGCTTCTGCTACAGGTCTTTATACAGAAAGCACTGGTGCTGGATACATTTGGAAGTATATGTATACCATCCCAACTGATGATGTTCTGAAGTTCCTTTCTTCTGACTTCATGCCAATCGTTCTTCCCGCAAACGCTTCTAGAACTGCTGTTGTAGCACAGGCTGTAGATGGTGCTGCTGACGTTGTTCTAGTTGAAGATGCTGGTTCAGGACTTCCTTCTTCACAAACTCTTTATACAAGTATTAAGGGTGATGGAGCTGGTGGTAAAGTTAAGTTTGTAACAAATGGTTCTGGTACAATCACATCTGCTGAGATTGAAGCTCGTGGATCAGGTTACACTTATGCTAATGTTTTAACATCTAATGGCAATCTTTTCTCTGATGCTGGTTTAACAACTGCTGTAACAACTGGTGCTTCTGCTGTTGGTGCTTTTGAAGTTATTCTTCCTCCTGTTGGTGGACATGGTTCTGATCATGAAACAGAACTAAATGGTAAGCGTGTTATGACTAACATTCGTCTTACATATTCAGAAGGTTCTGGAGACTTCCCTGTAGATAACGACTTCCGTCGTATTGGTATTGTTTCTGATCCATTTAATTATGGAACAACAACTTTCTCTACTGCTGATACACTTTCTGGTTTAAAATCTCTTAAGATTACAGGTGCTACTGCTGATTATTCTGTTGATGAAACAATCACTCAGACTGTAACTGGTGGTACTGCATATGGTACAGTTGTATCATGGACATTAGACAGTGGTTCTACTACTGCTGGAGTTCTTAAGTACATTCAAACAAATGATGCTCATACAGATCAAGGTGTAGTAAGAGCTTTTGAAAGTAATGGTTCTAATGCTGTTTCTGGAGGAATTTCTACTGCTTCTGGTAATGTAGATACAACTTATTCTTCCGCATTACTTGGAGTTACTTTCTCAAGTGGTTTAGCAACACCTGAAATTGAAAATAATTCTGGTGATGTCATTTATGTTGAGAATAGAAGACTAATCACTCGTGCTCCTGACCAGATTGAAGATATCAAGTTAGTTATTGAATTCTAGAAACTACGCTAAATACTAGGGACTAGATCCTACCAGTATTTTGGCGGAGTACGATGCCACAGAAGACAAACTTAAATGTAAATCCCTATTACGAGGACTTTGACGCGAGTAAGAATTTCTATAAGATTCTATTCCGTCCTGGTTACTCTATTCAAAGCAGGGAACTGACTCAGGTACAATCAATTCTTCAAAACCAAATTGAAAGTTTTGGTAAGTATGCTTTCAAGCAAGGAGAACTTGTAATTCCTGGTGAGGTAGGTCTTAATACAAAATTAGATTACGTAAAATTATCGTCTGTCTCTGAGGTTGCTATTTCAGAGGGAGACGATATTGTTTATAAGAAGTATGATATTAGTCAGTTAATAGGACAGAAACTAATTGGTCTTACTTCTGGAGTTACAGCTACTATATTAACTACAAAGTTAGCAACTGAGTCTTCTGCTGATACTTTGTTTGTTAGTTATGTCAATAGTGGTAATTCCAACACAGAACCAACCTTCCGTCAAGGTGAAACTCTAGAAGTTGTTGATGGTGTTAATACACCACTTTTAGTTGTTGGTACAGATGGTAGTGTTCTTCCTACAAGTATTCAAGTAACAAATCCAGATACTCTAGAAGTAACTTCTTTAGAAAGTCCTGCTATGGGTTATGGTTCTGCTGTTAAAGTAGAAGAAGGTATTTACTTTGTTAATGGTTATTTTGTTCGTAATAGTGAACAGTTATTAGTAATAGATGAATATTATGATAAACCATCAGCAAAAGTTGGTTTTACAATTAAAGAAGAAATTGTAACACCTGAGGCAGAAGCAAGTCTGTATGATAATTCAATTGGTTCAGCAAACTATACTGCACCTGGAGCACATAGATTAAAGATTAGTTTAGAGTTAAAAGAATTTGCTCTTGATGCAATTACTGATAAAAATTTTATTCAGTTATTGAATATTTTCAGAGGACAGGTTAGAAGTAAGATTTCCTCTACAGATTTTAGTGTTCTTGAACAAACTTTAGCACGTAGAACATTTGATGAGTCAGGTGATTATATTGTTGATAATTTTTCTGTGGATGTTAGAGAGTGGGCACAGAAAGATGGTAACAAGGGTATCTACAGTGCTGATGAATTCAATCTTTATAATGGATATGATGCTTCTGATGCAGCTAAGAAAATGGTTGCAAGTATTGGTCCTGGTAAAGCATATATTAAAGGATATGAAATTGTCAATAAAGAAACTAAGTATCTTGAGATCAATAAGGCAAGAGAAAGTCTTTCTAGTGATAACGTAAATCTTAAGACTAAAGGTCTTCCAACATATAGTATTACCAATGTATTTGGTAGTGTTCCTTTAAACAAAGAAGGATCTGAGTTAACTGCTTATCCAGATGTATTCTTATACTCTACATTTAATGATGGATCTATTGGTTTAAACAATACAGAACTATCTACTGATCACAGACAAACTATTGATAGAAGAGGTAAAATTTTTAATACTGATGATGGTATTAAAACTATTACCTTACAAATTACTAATACTACAACTTTAATTGGTGCAGTATCAGATGCCACATTCCAAACACAATTTGGTGAGTTATTTTATATTAAAACTAGAAGTGATTTAGGAACACCAACAGCTGTTAGTTCTTTTAAAACATTATCTTTTGCAACTTCAAACAAACCATTGATCAACTCTTCTGAGTCTGTTCAATTTTTAGAATTGACAGTTTATGGTAACAAGAGTGAACTAGAGTTACTATGCTTAGAATATGATTTATCTGATGGTGATAAGAAAAGAAAAATTTTCTTAACAGAATCTGATGCTTCAGCAAATAATAATGAATTTGGATTTATTGTAGATTACTCAGAAATTATTACTCCTGTTATTGGTAAAACAAAACCAAGCAATTTCTTCTTACAGAAGAGAGGATCTGGATTTAATTCTGATTCTGATATTGTCTTATCCAAAGGTCGTTTAGAAGCAGGAACAACTGCATATAACACTACATTTGGTTATTCATATTTTGATCCACAATTCTTTACTAAAATTATTTTAGAAAGTATTCCTGCAGGTGCTAATGCATTTGATGAAGGTAAATATGTATTTGGTATTAAAAGCAATGCATATGGTGTTGTAGAAGGATCTTCTGCTGGTGTTTATAGTACAGGAAGGATTTTATTTGTTAAAACTTTATCTGGTAAGTTCCAATCTGGTGAGACACTTAGAGATGAAAGTGGTAATACTGTAAAGATTGCAAGAGATAATACAATTTCACATTTCGTAGTTCAGAATAGAGGTTTAGGATATGCTGAAACTGGTGTTACATTATTAATTAATGGTCTTGAATTTGATGCATCAAAAATTGCATTAGGTCAAACAATTGCAGGTAATATTTACAGTGCTACTATTACTAACAGAAAAGCAGTAAATATTGAGTATGCACAACCACCAGCTGTAACTGTACAGAATCCTGAAGGTGCATCTGCTCCTGGTTCTGCAGCTGCTGTTGTACCTGTTCTATTCAGAAATACAGTAACTACATATACTCCACAAAATGTTAAGTCTATAGGTTGTTCCTATGGATCTGGTAATGCAAATAGTTTCTCTGCAGACGTTGTTGTAGATAGTCAAGAATACTCTGATATTAAAGCAGTAACAAATTATACATTCTTTGGTACTCAAGGAACTAATTTCATTGAGTCAACTAGTTTTAGTGCAGATGCATCTATTTTATTACAGCAAGGAGATCTTATACAATTCTCTGATAATACTAACAATCTAGTTCGTTCAGTAGTACAATATGCTACAAAACAAGAAGGATCATCTAAATCTAGAATTTATCTAGATACAGTTCTTCCTGGGGATGTTACAAACACTAGTATTGTACGTTTACGTCCAAAAGTACAAAATACTAATTCAGGTACATTACTATTCCCAACTGGTAGCAAGCAAGTTTCTCAAGTTTCTGTTGGTGGTGATGACACTAAGATCAAGTATTACTTCCGTAGAGATTTTGTAACTACTGCTTCTTCTGGTGGTGGTACAATTACATTTGCTGCTCAGTTACCATTTGGTACACAAAGGTTTGCTGCATTTAGTGAGAGTAACTTTGTTATTACTGTATTAGATGCAGGTGATGCTCCTAATATTGTTAAAGGGGATATTATCTATGTTGATGAAGATTCTGTAGAGATTTCATCTGCTACTGATACAGCTAGTGGTTTAACTTCTGGTAGTATTAGTTTGCAATTACCATCAACATATTTTGGAACTATTCCTACCAATGGAACCTATCCTAAACTAAAACTTTCTGCAACTCTAGAAGTAACTAATGCAAAACCAAGACTTAAGACTGCTATAAGAGATAAGAGAATTGTTATTGCTTCTGCTGGTGATCGCATTGTTCCATTTAGAGGAAGTGATTATGATAGTGAAGTAGTAGAAACTCTATCATATTCCGATGCGTTTAAATTGAAATATGTTTATGAAGGAACTTCATCTCAACCACCTAATGTAGATTCTGCAGGTAATTTGATTTCTGGAACAGATGTTAGTTCTAGATATACATTTGATAATGGTCAGAGAGATACACTATATGATGTTTCTAGAATCGTTCTTAAACCAGGTTTTGAACCTGCTGTTGGTCAATTATTAATTGCATTTGATTACTTTGAACATTCACAAGGTGACTTTGTTACTATAGACAGTTATTTACATGAAGCTGGTGTTTCAGAAGATGAGATTCCATCTTTCAACTCCTCGGTTCATGGTAACTTAGAACTTAAGAACGTAATTGATTTCAGACCTAAGGTAGATACTAGTGCTATTATTCCTGGTTTCCTTAATATTGCGTCTCTTGAAACTACTATTGGATCTTTTGCTGGTTCTGGTGCAATATTATCAAGTACTCCAGCTCCAGATTTAGGATTGGAATATACATTTTCATTCAGTCAAGTTCAATACTTGGATCGTATTGATGGTATCTTCTTAGATAAGAAAGGTCAGTTTGTAGTTAAGGAAGGTAATTCATCTCTTAACCCAACTAAACCAGATCCTATTGACGATGCTGTACCTCTTTTCTATGCATATATTCCTGCATTTACAAAGACAACTAAAGATGTAAGGATTACTCCTGTTGATAATCGTCGTTATACAATGCGTGATATCGGCAAGTTGGAGAAGAGAATTGAAAGATTAGAATATTACACAACATTAAGCATTCTTGAGCAACAAGCTCTTAATATGCAGGTTAAGGATGAAATTGGACTTGATAGATTTAAGTCTGGTTTCTTTGTTGATAATTTTGAAGCACATAAAGTTGGAAACTTACAATCTCTTGATTATAGATGTTCAGTGGACAGTCAGCAAAGTGTCCTACGTCCTCAAGCAAAAGAAGATTCTGTTAACTTAGAAGAAGCAAATGTAAGAGAAGATCAAAGAGCAGTTTCTGGATATAAGAAATCTGGAGACATGGTAACCTTACCATATTCCCCACTATCTTTACTTGGAAATAGTTTTGCATCTAAAACTTTAAATCCAAATCCATTCGTTGTTCTTCAATATGTTGGTGATGGAGAAATTTCTCCATCTATAGATCATTGGTATGATCAAACAGAAGAACCACTTGTAGTAGATACAAATACTGATCTCTTTAATATTTTTCTAGCAAAAGAAAATGTAAAAGAAAGTTTTTCAAGTCTCTATAATTCTTTTGTAGTTAACTGGGTTGGAACATCTTCTTCCTTTACTGCAATTAATTCTTTAGGTGAAAATAATACACAGCAATCTACAACTTCTGTTACTAATGCATCTGTAGCAAGTTCTTCTAATATTAGTCCTCAAAATAATGATGTTGGTAAAGGAATTCAAACTAAGAGTATCGGTGAAAGTAAAGTTTCAACTTCCTTAGCATTCTTTGCAAGAAGTATTCCTGTTAAGTATGTCGTAAGACGAATGAAGCCAAATACTAAACTTTATGTTTTCTTAGAAGGAAGAAATATTGGACGTTGGGTAAATCCAGATCTTAGATTTACAGGTATTGCTGGTAACTCTTCATCTGCATTTAATGGAGAGATTACAACTGATGAATATGGTAATGCTAGTGGTTTAATTATTGTTCCATCTGGACTACCACCATTAGAAAATGCAACATGGACTGGAGATGTTAATACTGTATCATATGATACATCTGCAGAAGAGGTTTCTGTAACATCAGGTGAATTAACATTTAGATTTACTTCTAGTTCTACTAATGCTTCTAAAGAGGAAGTTGATAGTTATACAGAAGTTAAGTATTATGCTACGGGTATTCTTCCAGAGAATCCTTCTAGTATCATTTCTACAAAACCATCCTACTTTAAATCCAATGAAGGTGTTCAGTTAATTGAAAGCAATACTGATAATCCTGTAAGACCTAATCCTCTTGCACAAACGTTTAAAGTAGAAAATTTAGACGGTGGATGTTTTATAACAGGTGTTGATTTGTTCTTCAGTAAGAAGAGCACTAACATTCCAGTTAAAGCTTATATTACTAATGTTGATGCAGAGAAACCTGCCAAGAACATTGTTCCTGGTTCAGAAAAAACTTTATCACCAAATACTTTCCTTAAGTGTTCTGCTAGTGGAAACATGGCAGTATATAAAGGAGAAAATGTAACTGGTGCATCTTCTTCTGCATCTGGTCCTATACTTAAAGTATTTGATAAGAATAATGTAGAACTAGTAGCTACTGCTTCTGGTAAGTATAGTCTTACTAATGAGCAAGTTTATACTGTAGTTTTAAGTAACCATAATGGTAAATCTTTTGTTCAGAATGAAGATTTAATTATTCCATCTGTAACTCTTGCTAATGCAACCAATGCTACAGATTTAGTTCTGTCTATTGTAAAGGATAGTGGTAAAGTTTCTAAGATGAGAATTACTAATCCTGGTGTAAACTATGATAGTGCAATTCTTACAATTGAAAGTCCACAACTTCCTGGTGGTGCAACAGCAACTGCAAGTATTGAAGTTTCTGGTGGTAAGATTTACAATGCTGAAGTATCTCTTACTGGTTTCGGTTATACAGAAGCACCTTCTGTGGTCGTTAAAGGCGTTGGTAATGGTGCTGGAGGGTGTGAAATTCAAACTTATATAGAAATAGATACCCCTGCTGTTGTAATGGGTGTAGCAACCGATGCAGGTGAGGTTACAAATTCTACTACACCAACACATTTTGCATTTGATTATCCAGTTTATTTACAAAACGATTATGAATATGCATTGGTAGTAGAAACTGATTCTACTGATTATCAACTTTGGGTTTCTGAGCTAGGTGCAACTGATATTTCTACAAGCACTGTTATTACTACACAACCATCTCTTGGTTCTGTATATAAATCTCAGAATACTGAAAGTTGGACAGAAAATATTTTTGAAGATCTTAAGTTTACTCTTTACAGAGCAGAGTTTGATTTAACAAGACCAGCAGAACTTGTACTTAAAAATAATAGTCTTGGATATGAACTGTTAGATGCAAATCCAATTGAAACAAATGCAAGTTCTAATTCTGCTAGTACATCTGTACTATTCAAGAATAACAACGCAGTTCTTAAAGTAAATCATAGAGATCATGGTTTTGAAGATAGTGGAAATTCTTATGTGTTCTATAGAACTGCATTAGAAACAGGTGGTATTACTGCCTCTACTATTAATAGTAACTTATTCCAAGTTACTAACTCTGGAGTTGATTCTTATAATATTACTTCACCATCTCAAGCTGCAGGAAACTCTATTGGTGGTGGTACTTCTGTATACGCAAGTCATAACAGAAAATTTGAAACTCTATATCCTCAGATTCATTATCTAACATTTACAGGAACTTCTCTAGATGTTTCTGTAAAAACAACTAATGTTGTTCCTGTAGATTCTACAACTACTAACTATACTTCTTATTCTCAAACTGAATATGAGAAGACTTTCTTAAATGAACCACATTACTTTACAAATCAGAAGATGATTGCTTCTGATATTAATGAAACTTTGAATAGTATTTCATCATCTCTAGATTATAAGATGCAACTAACGTCTACTGTGTCTCATTTGAGTCCAATTATTGACCTTTCTAGTGCATCTGTTAAAACAATTACTAATAGGATTGAAAATGCTACTGGTCAAGAGACTAGATTTGGTAGAAGAGATCAAGTTATTGAATTCTATCCTGTATATCAATTTGATCTTGCTGGTAATGCTGGAACAGAATTACAAGCTAATCAAACAATTGAAGGTCAGACTTCTAAGACATCTGGAACTATTGCAAGAGTTAATGGTCAAGTTGTATATGTTAGAGTGAAGACAAGTCAATTCTTCCAAAAAGGTGAGAAAGTAAATCTAGGAAATCAAACTGATTTAACTAATGTTACAGTTGATTCCAATCCAACACAAGTATTCGCATCTATTGAAGATGCTTCTACTATTGTAGCACGCAATCCTTCTGTTATTCTTGAAACATATGACAACATTATCACTGGTAAAACAGTTATTTGGAATAGTCAAACTCAAGAATTAACTGCTAGAGTTGATATTAAACCAATTAATGACAATTATACTGATAGAATTATTGATAATGCTTTCTATAATAGAAATTCTGTTGTAGCTGATCAAATTGCTGATATCTTCCGTGTAGGAGACTTTATCAAATATCCAAATCAACCAGACGAAGAAGCAAATTATTTAGAAGTGGGTAAGATTACATATTCAAATGGTGTTGATTTTGTTGCAGAAGATACTTCTAAGAATGGTTCTGCAGTTTCTAAGTATGTAACTAAGGAAGTTGTTATTAACAATCCAGCAACTGCTATTGATGTACATCTAATGGCAAATGTTAAGGATATTGCCAATATTCAAGTTCTTTATAAGTTCAAAAAAGCATCTAGTCAAGATAACTTTGATGATATTGATTGGATATTATTCAATGGTAATGGACAACCAGATACTTTAGAATTAGCAACATCCGAAAATACAATATCAAGTGTTGTTGAGAAACAATCTGCTTATCAAGATCTCAAATATAGTGTATCTGATATTGAAGAATATTCTTCATTTGCTATTAAAGTTGTTATGCTTGGTGATGATCCTTCGTTCTCTCCCAAGATTCAAGATATACGTGCTGTTGCTGCATTCTAACTTCCGCGTATGGACTTTATTAAAGTTAAAGGGCATGATGATCTCGTAAGAGATAAAAATACTGGTGCCATAATTAATCTGGACGATTCTGCAATAGTTGCGAGACGTAAGTCAAAACAGCTTGGTTCCGCGTTGGAAGACATAAATACCTTGAAGAATGAAGTATCTGAAATCAAATCTTTACTTAGAGAGTTAATTAAAAATGCCAGCAATTAATGTAGCAAAAACTGATACCTTTGAATCTCAAAGGCAAAAGATTAACCAAATTGGAGATCAGATTTTTAGCATCTCTCAAGGTGGTAGTGATCTTGCCACGGGTAATTTAAAAATAGGAGATGGAACAGTTACTGTTCCTTCTCTAGCATTTACATCAGATGCCTCGGTTGGTATATACAAATCAGGTGCTGGAAGTTTAGGATTTGTTTCATCCAACAAAAAAATTCTAGATTTAGAAACAGCAGATGTTGTCTTTTATAAAGACGTAAAAGTAAGACAAAGAATTTTATATGCTGGTGGTGTTTCTATACTAAACAGTGGATCTAGTTATGATGCAGGAACATATGAAGGTATTGGTCTTACTGGTGGAACTGGAGATGATGCGACTGCAGATTTTGTAGTTACAGAATTTGAAGGTTCAATTACACAAACTGGTGCTGGTTATAATCCAGGAGTTTATAGTTCTGTACCTTTTGGTGGAGGAACTGGATCTGGAGCTTTAATTACATTTACTGTGCCTGGTATTGTTGGTGCTTTAGGTGCTGGTTCTGGGTATGTACCAGGAACTTATACTGGTGTACCAATTACTGGAGGAAGTGGATCTAATGCTGTTGCTGATATTATAGTAACTGGTACAACAGGATTTAATGGAACAATAGTTGGTGGTTCTGGATATACTGATGGAACATATCAAGGTGTATCTACATACAACCAACCAATTCAAACATTTGTTGTAACTGTAACTGGTTCTGGTCCTTATCAATATGTAATTGATGGTAATAGTCAACCATCACTAACTTTAGATACTGGAAATACTTACAAATTTGATGTATCTGATGCATCTAACAATGGACATCCATTTAGATTTGAAACTCAGTTTGGAGGAGACTTAAATCCAGGTGATGCTCCTGGTGTTACTGGAGTCAGAGTAGGAACCCCTGGTACTGCAGGTGCTTTTTATGAGGTTGTAGTTAAAGGATCGTCTACATCCACATCTGTACTTTATGACTGTGAAACTCATAACAATATGGGTGGATCAGTTACTATCCAAGCTGGAACAACAGTTCATGAGGGTACAGGTGGAACAGCAGATGTAACCGTATCTGGAGGAGCAGTTACAGCAGTTGTGTTTACAACGGCAGATGATTATGCAACTGGAGATATTATAGAATTTAACTCTGCTGATGTAGGAGGAACAGGATCTGGATCTACATTTACTTTAACAACTCCATCTTATAACGGAGTTGTTAGTTCTGTAACTTTTACAAGCATTGGTTCGGGATATGTTAAAACTGATGTTTTATCAGCAAATGATTCTGATCTAGGTGGAGGTGGTGGAGCTGGATTTACTTATACAGTAAATAGTGATCCTGGTATATTAACAGAAATTACTACGTTTGATAGTAAAGGATCTGGATATATTGCAAATGATGTCTTAACATTATCAGCTGGTGTTACAGGAGTTGCAGCAACTCTTCCTGGTCAAAAAAATAACGTATCTACAACTTTAAGCACAGGTAGTGCTCAAATTACTGTTGCTAGTACAGCAGGTATTATTGCAGGAATGAATGTCTTTAATGGACAATCAGATACTGGAATTTTACAACCAAACACAACAGTTCAATCTATTGATAGTGCGACTGAATTAACATTATCCGCTATACCAGGAACTGCTGGAGCTGCTAGTTTATCATTCTCTTCACCAAATCTATTTGATATTACTGTAGCAAGTGCAACAGGTATTAATGTTGGAGATATTGTTACCAAAACTGCTGGTGCTGGTGTTCTTGCTGCTAATACTACTGTAAGCACAATTACTGGAAATGTAATTACGTTATCAAATACACCAACAACTGCAGGAGCTGCTACATTATCGTTCAGTCCTTCATATGGTTCACCTACAACTACATTACAATATACCATTTCTAAAATTGGTTCTGTAGAAAGTATTAGTATTAATAATGCTGGTAATGGTTATGTTGCTGGAGATTCTCTAGGAGTAAGTCCATTTGATTTAACTCAACCTATTTCATATACAGTAACTAGAAGAGATGTTGTAGAATTTACATTAACAGCAACTGTACCTTCAAGCACTTTTTCTGTGGGAGATACTTTAGTTGAGAGTGGAGTAGCACAAGGAGCAAGTACAGAAATTATTGAGATTAGATCTCTTGGAGGAAATGTAACTTCATTACTTTGCACAGCTACTGGTCTTACTGCTGGATCTATAGTTGAAGAAGATAGTAATCCTGGTCCTACTTACACTATTAATACATTTACTGATTTAGAAACAAAAATATTCATTGATACAGGTTCTGGAGCTACTATAACTCCAGATATAACCTTATATGTTGGAAATACATATTCATTTGATTTATCAGATTCTTCTAACGATTCTCAGGAATTTGCTTTTTCTAGTTTTGCAGGAGGAAAGTGGGGAACTAGTAGTATAGGACCTTTAGCAGCTACACTAGATGTAGCATCTGCAAATGTTACTTTAGCTAGCACTACTGGAATTGTAGCAGGAATGATTGTAACTGCTACTGGTCAAGGTGGTGGATCGTTAGTTACTGGAACAAAAGTATCTGTGGTTGTAGATGCAACTACTATTACATTAGATACTGCACCATCTGGATCAGGAGCAGTAGATTTATCATTTGAAGGAACTGAGTTTACTGATGGTGTATCAACAGATGGTTCAAATATTAATATCAAGATAACTGATACCACTCCAAATCTTTATTATTATGATAAATTAACTGCTGATCAAGGTGGTGAAGTTGGAAACGAAGCTTTATTAACAATTAATCCTACTAACCCAAAAGTATTTGGTTCTGGATTTGTATTATCTGTTTTAAATACACAACAATCTGATGTTATTTCTTCAGATATTTCAAGTGGTGAATTTTCTGCTGCAAGCATTGTTTCTTCTTCTACAATTAATGGTGTTGATGCAACATTAACTGGTTCTGTAACTACACCACAGTTAAATGGAACTAATGTTGTTGCATCATCTATATCTTCTCAAACAACATTAACTATTTCTGGAACTGATGTAACTGTTAATGCTCCATTTAATGTAGGTGCTACTGTTAGTGTTGATTCTGGTACTGGAAATGTTACTACATCTGGTTATGTAAAAACAACTGGATTTTTAAATGTAAATGATAAAATTCTTCTTGAAGAAAATGAAATTCAAACTACTACTGGAAATGATTTAGTATTAAAACCAGTAGCAGGAAGAATTACTAAAGTAGATGGAACTCAAGCTTTGGTACTACCTGTTGGTAATACCGTAGAAAGACCACAATCACCAATTGCACAAAATGGTGCTATCAGATTCAACACTGACAATAATCAATATGAAGGATATAACTCTACTACAACCTCATGGTCTTCTCTTGGTGGTGTTAGAGACATTGATGGTAACACATATATTCTAGCAGAACTTACAGCAGGAGCAAATGACAATACATTATGGTTCTATAATGATGCTGTAAATACATTAAAATTAACGCCACAGTTTTTAGACTTTAGAGCTGTTAAGAAAATTTCATCTGGTAAATTAGGTCTTCCAGCATTTACAGAATGGGCAGCTAACACCGCAGTAACTACTGGACAATATCTAAAGTATAAAAATAATCTCTATGAAGTAACAGGTGATGGAACAACTGCTTCTTCTGGTAATGAACCAACACATACTACTGGAGTTCAAAATAATGGTACTGCACAATTAACTTGGTCTGCTATTGCTGTTGATTCATTAACGTTTGAAGAAATTACAGAACTAAGAGTAGGTCCTAATAAAGATTGCCCGTTGGTTATTGGACAAGAACTAAAACTTGACGATAACACGATTTCCACACAGGTACAGGATTTGGTATTGAGACCAAATGCAGGAAAACAAACTATTGTTGATTCTGTAACTCACTTTAGAATTCCTGCTGGTACTAATAACGAGAAAAGTATTGCAGCTGCTGGTGCTGGATCTATTAGATTCAATACAGATATTCAACAGTTTGAAGGATATAGTGGAACTAACTGGTCTTCACTTGGTGGTGTTAGAGACGTTGATGGCAATACTTATATTATTCCAGAAAGTGCTCCAGCTGCAAATGAAAATATTCTATATTTTTATAATGATAATCTCAATACATTACAATTAACAGATACTGCTTTAGATTTTACTGGGATTGACAGTATCACAACTAGTGGAGGTAATACACTAGCAGTAAATACAGAAATTGTTACCTTTAATACTGTAGATACAACGATTGATAATAGTGATGCTACAAGTACGTTTATTAGTAGTACAAAACAGTATCTTGATTTGGGATTATCTTCTGGATTGAATACAGATCCTATTATAAGATTAGATGATCAAGGTGATGTTTATCTCAACATAACTTTTGGATCTGGATCTTATAATGGAGTGAAGATTTTTGATGGTGATCTAAAAGAATTTGAATTAGCAGACTATAAGATTAGTTCTTCCACATTTACTTTAGATAAAGGTGGATTAGAATCTTCTGCTGTTGTTCTTTATCCAAGTGGAACATCTAAAGGATGTGAGGTAACTGTTGTTTCTAAATCTAGTTCTGGAAAAAGATCTATGACGAAATACTCTGTTATAGATAATGGCACTGATATTTTTCATAATGAGTATTCTTCTTTGAATACTTCAAATGATCAATATACAGCAACATTTGATTTTACTGCTTCCACAGAACCTAGAATTACTTTAACTTTAAGTAATGATCATACAGTTGCCGATATTATTAACTTCACCGTACTAGTTCAGGAAATTAAGTAAATGGCTACTAATCTAAAAAAATTTGAATCTCTTGGTGGATTTTCTGTAAGCGAAACAGTCCACATTGATGAAGAACATAATGCTATGTCTCTCAATTCTATTGAGATGAAAAACCAGTTTTACTCTGATAGTAAAACAACTAACTATATTTTACGAGGTGTTAATACATCTACACTTCAGTTAGATAATGTTGGTACTCAAATCACAATTGACAATAATACTGTTAATTTTGTTACAGGTCATTTCCTTGGTGTCAATCCTACAGGAACTGTATTCTCTGGAAAAATTGAAAGTGCGGTTTATTGTGATGGAACTGGTGCAACATCCGTTCTTTCAAGTATGCTGACAATTATTAAACATGATGTTCCTACTAATGAATCATGGACAATTGAACCATTCACAGCAACAAACAGATTTAGTTACTCTACCGTAAGAACTGGAACTGTTCAAACAATTAAGTGGGCAGTATCTACAGAAGTTATTAGTATTGCTTGGGCTTGATGCTAAATACAATATAGGAAAAAAGTCAAGAGCACGGGAACACCATGAGTTTTCATATTAATTCCGATAAAGAGAAAATTAGGGGCGTAAACCCTAAACTTATTGGTGATAATGAGACTACCATAAGAGTTGGCAGTGGAGCTGACGAACGAGAAATAATGCGTTTGGAGTTAGATACTCAAAGCGGTTTACCTCGTGTTGGTATTAACAGAACTGGTCAGAGAGTTAATAATATTGATGTCACTGCAGGTGGTTCTGGGTATACATTAGCACCTACTGTTGTTATTGATGCTCCTCCTAGTGGAGGAACTCAAGCTCTTGCTTCCGCATTTATTTTTAATGGTGCTGTTGTTTCTGTAGCAGTAAATGATCCTGGTAATGGATACACTACTGCTCCAAACGTTGCATTTACTGGTGGTAATGGAGCTGGTGCTGGAGCAACTGCAGTCCTTGATACTGTTGACTTTGAACTTGATATTAATGGTGCTATCAGAACCTCTACATCTATTATTTCTGATACTGCTAGAATTTTAAACTTAGATATTGAGAACTTTGTTACTCCAGATCTAAATTTAAGAGCACCAAATCTTAAAACATTTATGAATGCCACTGGCACGCCATGGTCTTCTAATGTTATTGTATCTAAGGGTTCTTATAGGTATTCACAAGGAAATGTATACCAAGCAATGAATACAGGAACCACTGGTTCAGGTATTCCTACTCATAAAGATGGAATCGTACTTAATGGTGAGGTAAACTTTAAACATATTGGTTTTAGAGTTAATGATGTTAATGATTATGAATATCTTAATACTGGAGAAGCAGGTGTATTTCCAAGATCTATAACACCTATACTAGGTGACAGATCAGACAAAATTGCAACCACAGAATACGTCCTTAACCTAGCAACGAATGACGTTGGTGGTCGTGTTTATGTTTCTGCACAAATTGGTTCTGACCTTAACGATGGTAGATCTGCTGTAAACCCAGTTAGAACTATTAAGAAAGCAGCACAGATTGCATGGTCTACTCCTGGTATTAAAGAAACTCTTATTGTTTCTGGTGGTGATTATGTAGAAGATAACCCAATATCACTACCACCTGATTGCTCTGTTGTTGGAGATAACTTAAGATTAGTAATAGTAAGACCATCTAACCTTGGTAAACATCTTTTTAAATTTGGTGATAAAAACTATGTTACTGGTGTAACATATAGAGATAAAATTGATTCCAATGGAGACTCAATTGGAACTTGGGATTATGCTATGGTCTTTGACGATAAGCAAAGAATCACTATTGATAATGAAACAAATGGAGATGCTAGTGTAGAGTTTCCAATTGGTCATCAAATTTTTGGACCAGAAAGATTTCGTATTGGATTCCAAAATAATACAGGATTGTCATTATTACAATCTGGTGTTGAAGCTGTAGGTTTAAACACTGGTGCTAGAACACTTATTGCTGATGTTTCCTTTACCACAACCACAGGTGCCAGTGCTTATGTCTCTGGTACTATTGATGTACAGTTAAAATCTGGTTCTCTAATTGAAGGTGACCAGTACAGTTATATTACATCTGCATCTGTTGGTAGTACATCATCATTAACTATTTCAGGTACATCTGGTGAGAACACACTAAGGTTTACGAATGATCCAACATCTGAAATTCCAGTAAATGCTGTTGTATTTTTAGATGATACTGATAATTCTAGTTTTACATCAGGTTATTACCAAGTAACTAGTATTGATACTTCAAACGCACCAACTTATTGGGATGTTCAGTTTATTCCAATTTTAGGTGCTCCTTCTTGGGATACTACACAGTCAGAAACCATTGTAATGAGTTCTGCTACTGCAACATCTAACACAATAGATACCATCAATCTAAAATCAATTAGAGCTGAGGGTGAAGTTGTTTCTTATGATGAAGATGTAACATCAACTCTACCTATTTCTAGAATTGATTTCTCTTTACAGGGAGACGCAAGTATTGCAACAGGTGGTTTTCAGCAAGCTCAGTTTGGAAGTGCAGAGGATATTGGTGGTATTGTTTTCTACACAAGTGCTCTTGTAGGTAGAACAAATTTCCATGAATTTAAAGAAGGACAAGAAATTATCATCTCTGGAATGCCAACGGTATCTCCAGATTTGTCTTTCCTTAATGGTAAGCAAAGAATTTATAAAGTTTTAGAAGATGCTGATGGTCGTGCAAGAAGATTTGTAATTCCTAAAAAATTACCAACATTAACAACATCAAACTTTGATCCTGGTGAATTTGCAACTGTACAGTCATATTCTAAGACTGTTACATTATCACTACTAAACTCACCAAATAAGTTTCCTCTTGCTACACCTGTTGAAAGAAGATATCAGGATGCTTCTTTATTAATTAGAAATAATAGGGAGTATATTGCAGAAGAGGTACTTGGCAGAATTAATAGAGAATTTGCAAAAGATTATTTTGCTGTATATAATATTAATACTTCTAACAATACTTTTGACATTTACTTAGGTACTACAGATCATGTAAACACTTATGTTAGTGGTGGTACAGTAACATTTGGCGGTACTTCATATGCAATTAGTGATTTTGCATATGACCATATAGGTGGTGTTGCTACAGTTACCACGACATTTGCTGCGGTCAGTGCATTATCTGAAGATGATATTGTTAAATTAGCAGATATTCTTATTTCTTGTAGTGCAGGTCAAAAAGTATATCCAGCATACAGTGCTCCAACCTCTGGAATCAATACTGGTGATGATAGTGATGAGCAATGTAAGCAAGATGTTATTCACTTCTTAAATGCTCTAGTAAGAGATCTTGAGTTTGGAACTAATCATAATGTTATTGAAGGTTCTAAAAAATATATTGTTGATGGAAAGATCACTTATATTGAAGATGAAATTATTCAAAATGTACGTGCTATTGAATATGCTAGAGAATTAGCAATTTATGCAATGTGTAACTGGAGGATTAAAAATAGAACTCCTTCTGATCCTTTATACACTACAAAATATGCTACATCTACAAGATATACTGATGAGACAATTATCAATACAACTGCAGGAAATCCACGTTGTGATGATGTAAGAGCTGCTATTGATACTTTATCATACTTATGGGTTGATGTTATCTCTAATAATGCTAATGGAACTTATCTTGATGCTGCATATTTAATTGCGAGAAATGCTGATGTAATTGCAGATCAAGCACTTATTGATACAGAAGCTGCATATCCAACACTTGATCTTTCTGATTTACATCAAAGAAAATGTCGTAGAGATATTAAAATTGTACTAGAAGGATTAATAAGAGACTTAGTTCTTGGTGGAAACCATGGTATAGTTTCTACTGCAGAAGCATACTTTAGTGGAACAGTTCTTTCTGGTATCACAGAAGCACAAAGAGCAGAAACACTTTATGCTTTTGAAAGAGTAAAACTATATTCCATTCAGGCAATGCGTAACTGGTCTGATGGAAATGTTTTACTAACAACTCCAACAGGAGCTACATATGTTCCTCAAACTGGAGCATTGACAGTAGTTATTCCAGATCCAGCAGTATTACCTGTAGCAAACTCAGATAGAATTGCTTTTTCTGAGGAAGCACTAACATTTAGTTGTGCATATGGTGGTGGTGGTACTGACGCAGGTCCTTATAGAACTGACATTGCATTTGGTAAGAGTTTCTTAATTAGTAACGTAGTTTCTAGTGGTGGTAGCACTACTATTTCATGTAATGTTGGTGCTGCAGGAAGCAATACCGATACACATACATTTGATAGTGCTCTTGCTAATGGTACTAAACTTATCTATGGTCCTGTTACATTAACATCTCCAATTCCTAAGTATGAGGATTGGAGTATCTTAACTGGAGGTGGTGCTGCTCCTATTGGCATATTTACTCCAACAAATGTTACTTACGATCCAACAAGTGGTGATCTAACATTTACTACTGCAACTGCACATAATTTAACAACATCCAATACAATTCGTTTCCAACCAGAATCATTGGTGTTTACTTGTGATATGGATAATGATGCTACAGAGCATAGATATCCACAAAATGGTCAACCTGCATATGGCAATAACCTTGTAATTACTGGAACAACATCTAATACAGTTACAGTTAATGTTGGTGCTGTTGGTACTAATGCTCAATTTACACCTACTGCAGGAAGTTATGATCCTGCATCAGGAATAATGACATTGGAGATTGGTGCTCACACTTTAGATGTTGGAGAAGGTGTTGTTATTGCTGATAATTCATTATCATTCAAGTGTGCAATGGATGGTAATACAGCAGTTAAGACATATCCAAGACCTTCTATTGATAGAGTTAGTGGAAGATCAATTCCAATTGCAGGAAAAACAGCAACTACAATTTCAGTTAATGTTGGTAAATCTCCTGCAGATAGAACATTCCAAGCAGGTTCTAGCACAGCATATGATCCTGTAACTGGAGATCTAATTATTGATGTAGGTACTCAACATGGTATTGGTGTAGGAAGAAATATTGTATTAGAAGATGGTGCTATAACCTTTACATGTAATCTTGATGGTAATGCAACTAACCATTCATATCCTCGTTCAACCGACCCTGCATCTGGAACATCTCTAGAGGTTACTGATGTTACAACTTCATCACATACAGTAACCAATGCACCATACGATGCAGCTACTGGTATTATAACATTTACATTAGGAACTCATGGATTCACCACTGGTGATTATATCAAGATTGATGATGATGCATTAACATATAAATGTGAACTTGATGGTAATACAACTAACCATGCTTATCCTCGTGCTGGATTTGATTATGCAAGTAACCGTTGGTTACCGATTACAAAGATAGATGACAATACATTCTCAGTTGATGTTGGTGTTGCTTCTTCTTCTGATCAGTATGATCATACATTTGTAAGTGCTGCAGCTAACGGAATTAAGAGGCAAGAGGGATTAATAGTTGTTAATGTTGGTACTACTCCTCTTGTTAATTTCACTCCTACTGGAGCAACATACAATACTACAAGTGGTGATTTAGTTCTTACAATTGGTGCAAATCATGGTCTTACTGCTGGAACAAGCATTAAACTTGCTACAGATTCATTAACATTTGAATGTCCTGCTGCTGTTGGAACTCATTTATTTGTAAGTGGAACTCCTGGAGGGATTACTCCTAATGCTGGAAGTGCTGTTACAGCAGCTGCTGGCACAACATATAACCCAACAACGGGTGATATGGTTATAGAAATTGGTTCTCATAGTTTAACTACTTCTAACACTGTTGCAATTGCAAATGGTGCTGTAACCTTTACTTGTGATGCTGATAATCATGGAACAAACCATGCTTATCCTCGTGCTACTGACCCTGTTTCTGGTAACAATGCAATTCCTATCACAGCAGTTGGAGCAACAACAATTACTGTTAACGTTGGTGTAGCATCTTCAAATAGTCAGAGTACATATCCTCGTGCAACAGGTGCTGCTACTGGTAGCGGTGCTGACTATGCATATAATACTGCTTTACCTATTACTTCTGCAGATCAGGCAGCTGGTACAATTACAATTAATGTTAATGGTGGACAAGGTGCAATTAGTGTAGGATCTGCTCATACATTTATATCTGCAACTGCAGGTGCTGTAATTTCTGGTGGTAACTATGCACATACATTTGTAAGTGGTCTTGCAAATGGTGTTAAATTTACACCACAATCTGCACACACATTCGTATCTGCAACAACTAATGCAATTTCACATACTCCAAATTCACCTCATGCATTTGTAAGATCAAATACAGATTCTATAAGTGCTTATTCTACTAGTGCTGGATCAATTTGTGCAACTGTGGAATCTAGTGTTAATACATCATTAGAACTCTTTGCAGATATTCTAGATGGAACAATCTTCGCTGGAGCTACAACTCAAACGTATGGAACTTTATATGATACTACTCCTATCATTACATATCCAGATAGTTACATCACTGATTTCTATAATCAAAGAATAGCAGTTCGTGGTACTTATGATGATTATCCTATCATTGAGGCATCTCCTTATACACAGAACTCTTCTGTTATCTCCTTTAGAGGTGGTGGTGGTGCATTAGTTGATGGATCTAAAGTTAAACAACCTAACTGTCCATTTGCTGGTCTAGAACCAGATGGAACAGCATCCTTCCCTAATCAGGGTAAATCAATGGTTGCATCTGCGTTTACCATTGTATCATTTGGTGGTACTGGATATAAGATTATTAACGATGGTTATGTACAGTTAGTTTCTGTATTTGTTATTTTCTGTCAAGACGGTGTTCTTGCTGAGTCAGGTGGTTATGCATCTATTACTAACTCTGCTACTAACTTTGGTACATATGCTTTAAGGGGTAGGGGATATAGAGAAGAATGTTATGAATTTGATGTAGGAACAGTTAATGTTGTATCTCAGACTCCAACTGGAAGAACCACTCTTACAGTTGGTGGTATTGGTAGAGAACCACTTGAGCATTATATTGTTAAGATTGATGGATATACAAATGCAGATCCAACAAAAGAGTTCTTTATTGATTCTGTATCTGGTGTTACTGTTGGACCTCCTTTCTCAGCAACTCTTATAATTGATGATGGTGTTGGTAATGGATTGAGTTTGATTGAAACCGCAACTGGTAATACTGTTACTGGTCTAACAGCATTACAGCAAGCACTTACACCAGCTGCTGCATCTAATGCAACAATCAAGTTACATAGACCATCTATTGTTAACTCCTCATCACACACTTGGGAATTTGCTGGTTCTGGTAACAATTATCTTGCACTACCTGAAAACGGTGGTACTAAGGTTGAGGCAAACGAACAAGTATCCGAAGATTATGGTCGTGTCTATGTTTCTGGTACTGATGAACTTGGAGACTTCAAGGTTGGTACATTTGCTAGAATTGAGAACAGAACTGGTAACATTACCTTTACTGGTACGGTTACAATTTCTGAAGTTGAATTCTTGAAATTGAAAGGTGGTGATGTTGTTGTTACTGGTTTTGATGCATCAAACACATTGGGTGGTGCTAATGCTAGTGACTCTAAACTACCTACTCAGAAGGCAGTTAAAGATTATATTACCAATAACCTTGGACCATATATCAACAAACCATATTCTACGAACGCCGTTCCTAGAGCACTGGTTGAACTTACTGATTCTGGTAAGATTTCTATTGATCAAATACCAGCACTTAGACCTTTCCAAGTCTTTACTGTTGCAACTCAAGCAGACAGACTAAAGATTGAAGGAGCACTTGCAGGTGATATTGCGATTCAGCAGGATACATCACAATCATTCATTCTAAATGATGATCTTGATAGTCTATTCTTGGGATTTGCAGTAGATGCATCTTTGGTATTCAATGTAAACGATGTATATACTGGATCACCATCCACAGGTAGAATTCAAGCTACTGAATATAGAGAGGGTGTAGTTTATCAAATTAATATTACAAACGGTGGTTCTGGTTATACTGTTGCTCCTACTGTGACAATTTCTGGTGGTAATCCATCAGCTGGTGCAACAGCAGCAACTGCAGTTGCTACAATTGCTAATGGCGAAGTTGTTACAATTACAATTACCGAAAACGCCACTTTCCTAGGTGGAAAAGGATATACAACACAACCAGTAGTTACAATTCAAGCACCTCCTGGTGCTGGTACACAAGCAACTGCAACTGCTTTAATTGAAAGTAGATTGTATGGTGATATCGTTAATCAGATCAAGATGCTTGATACTGATACATTTGATGATAGTGATTCACCATCTGCAAATACTATCAATATTAGCAGAGTTGTTAACACATCTTCTACTGATATTAATAATTGGGTATCTTTATCATCTAACCAGATTGCTGCATCTGATATCACATCAGGTGTTATTGAGACAGATAGATTAGCAACAGGTGGTGCTGCTAACTCATTTACATTCTTACGTGGTGATCAAAACTGGGCAGCTGCTGTGCAATCCGTTAAAGGTGCAGAAACAAGATATTTTGCAAGATTATATTCACAAGCATCAATTGGTTCTAGTTCATTCATTTTTGTAACTAATACAAATGCTCTAATTGGACATGAAGTTGTAGCTAACGTTGCTGGTATAGCAGCAAATACAAATATTAATGGAGTTACCACTACTGGTGGATTGACAACTGTTTCTCTTAATAATCCAGTTACAGCAACAATTGCTGCGGGAACTGTTATTGAATTTGAAAGAGGAGATTCACCTCTAACATTTGATTCTTCTAATACTATTGGTAACTTTATTGATAGTGTTGTAATTGCAAATCCTGGAACAGGATATACTGATGGACAATATTTTGATATCTCTCTTGATGGTGGAGCAGGAAATGATCTAAGAGCAAATATTATCATTTCTGGTGGAGCAGTTACAGATGCTACTGTAACAAATGCTGGTTCTGGTTATACTGCAGATTTCCAAGTTACTCCTAATCCATCTGCAATTGGTTCTGGATCTAACTTAGTTCTTCTTGCAAAAGTTAGCACTGTAAATAAACAGTTTGCTAATGTTGCTGTTGACATTCAAAGAGTTTCTGATCTAACAATTTCTGCTGATGATTTCGGAACCATTGGTGTTGCAAGATATAGAAAGTCTCAGTTTAATATTGGACAAGAAGGAAATGGATCTATATCTATTAAAATGGGTCCTGACAGTGGACTTGATGCTGACTTATTAGATGGTCAGCAAGGTCAATACTACCTTAACGGTGCGTTCTTCGTTGATAGTAGTATCGTACCAGATAAACTTGCTAGTGGAGTATACAGTATTGATATTACTGGAAGATCTACTAACACACTTCGTGTTGAAACTGGTATTAACAACCCAACTTCTAATCCAGCACCAAGTGATTCCGTTCAAGGTTTAACTCTTCAAACAGTATTCAATAGTTCTAATGGTCTATTGACAGCATTCCCAAGTGTAGACACTGGTACTTCTAACTCAGCTAAACACTTAGTTATGACTCTCCGTAATGGTGAGACTGGTATTGATGCTACATTTGGTGGTGTGAGACAACTTGCTTTTGCTAATGATGATAGAATTTATCTACGTGGTTCTGGTGATGGTGTAACTAGTTATGGATCTTGGTATGAAATTTGGAACTCAGGGAACCAAGGTATTGATTCAGGCTTAGATGCTGACAAACTTGATAATAAAGAGGGTGTGTGGTATCAAGATGGTTGGAATATTAAAGAAAATGAAATCTTTGATACAAGACTTCCAGTATGGAGAAGTTCCACTAAATTTAGAAATAAAATTGAGATTAAATCATACACTGGAACTGATGTTTCATATAGGATTCTAGTAAGACAAGTTCTTGATATTAATCCTGGTGGAGACTTTGAACCAGGTTCTCAAATTAATATTTACAACGTTAACAAGCAAGATATTGGTGACTTCTTTATTGATAATGTACAACAATTGAATGATCAGAATGATTCTGCAAACAGCTATACAATGCTTATTGGTAGACTTGCTTCTGGTGGTAATCTTGAAACTGCTGTATTCTTAGGTGTTGCTGGTGATGAAAGAAACTTTGAAAACTATGAAATTTATGATAGCAATACAACACAATATGCAGAAATTGGAAATGATAGTGGAAATGGTTTTGTAAGACTTGGTAGATATGATGGTAACGCTGCTACAAATCCATATATTTATTTCAATTCTTCGCAAGCACAAGCAGTAGATAACAATGGTGATCCAAGTTACAACTCTGCTATTATTGCTGATGGTGGTAATGCAACAGAGGGATCTGGTAGTCTTGAATTTAAAGTTGTAAATGAGAATGAACTTAAGGTTAATAATAATATTATCTGGAACGCAGGTAATGTAGCATTTAACTCTGCTAATGTAGCTTCTACAGCATCACTCAAATCTGCAGTGATGAGAGATACCAATGGTGATTTTGCTGCTGGTACTATCACAGCAAGTATAGTTGGTGCTTCATCACTAAACGTTCTTAAGAGTGGAGATACAATGACTGGTGGTTTAACAATCACTGGTAATAATAATATCAACATTCAAGGAACTGGTGGTTTAAGTGTTGGTGGAAATACAACTATTACAGCTGATCTGACAGTAGATACAAACACATTATATGTTGACTCTACTGATAATCGTGTTGCAATTAATAATCTTGATCCACAAACAAAACTTCATATTATTGGAACTGGATGGGAAGATAATACAGTTGGTTCAGATTTACTAAGATTAGAAGCAACTGGTAATATAGGTGCTGGATTTGCACTTAAGAATGCTGATGCAGAATATTGGAACATTTATGCTGGAGGTTCTTCTGCTTGGGTAGGACAAGGTAACCTTGGATTTGTATATGGCGATGGAACAAACGAGGCCACAGACTATAAGATTGCATTTACTACTGGCGGTAATATATTACCTGGTGATGATAGTGCTCAAGACTTTGGTGCTGATGCAACTAGATGGCAAAATTCTTACGTTGACATTTCACATGTACTTAATAGCGTAAGAATTGCTAAAGGAACTGCAAACCAAGAAGCAGATATCCATCTTAGAGGTGGTGGAACTGGAAATGGTGGAGGTAGAGGATTCCGTTTAGGATCTAACATTGGTGGTGGTGCTGATGTATTTGAAATCTATTCATCTCAAACAAATGGTCAAGATGATTGGAAGAGTTTAGCATCTGGAGAACCAGCACTTGCTATTCAAGGTGCTAATAACAGAGTTGGTATTAACACTAATACTTTCTCTGGAACTGATACAACTGTCAGTCCCAATGTTTCTAGAGATTACATCTTGAATGTCAGTGGAGATATGAACATTGACGGTCAGTTGTTCCAAAACAATGCCGAGTTTGTTACTTCTAGATGGACAGAATCTACAAATGATTCTGGTGCTAATATCTACAGAAACTCTAAGGTTGGTATTGGTAATGTTCCATCACCTGGTTATCAACTAGATGTTGCAGGAGATACAAACATTGCTGGTGTATTCTATCTGAATTCAAACAGACTGTATGCTGACACTCAAGGTATTATTGCTCTTGCAGCATCAACTATCAGTGAGGATGTTGACATTCCAGCAAATTCTATCGCTTCTTCAAATGGACCACTTGAATTGGCAAGCGGTAACACTATCACTATAAATAGTGGTGCAACATGGACTATTGGTTAAATTAAAATGTCAGCTTCATCAGAATTCTCACTTGGAAGAGTTGATCCTAGCGTCGTTGCTGGATGTCCCACAATAGAAGAGGATCCAGAATATAATGGAGCTGGTTATATGTATTACAATACAACTGAAAGAGAGTTGCGTGTAAATACTGGATTGAAGTGGAAAAATTTAAAAGAGAAATCTACTTTCAATACTCTTGGACTGGTTGCTAACATTGATTGGAATATGAACCAAAATGGTTCAGAAACTATCAATGGTTATGGAACCAGTGGTTTGGGTGGAGGAGGATCTCTCCAAACAGCAACTAATGGTGCAGCTCAATTTCAATACAATGAGTTTCCAACCAACCAAGCATTTGTTATTAATGATCATGTAGCAACAGACTTTGTTAGTATAGATATCATGTATAAACCATCTGGTCAACCAGGTGATTATGCAATCATCTATAACAAAGAAAACTGTTGGGAAATATCTAGAAGAAACAATTCTTCTACATCATCAGATATTTGGTGGGCAGTTTGGGCAAATAATCAAAGTTGGTTTTGGGATGATGCACAATGTACCATTAATACAAATCAATGGTATCACTTAGTTTTAACCTATGATGGAAATTATGTTAAATTCTATAAGAATGGACAGCAGACTGATAGTTATACCTATCCACAGGGAGGAATTTTAAACAACCAAACTTCATGTTGGCCAAAACTTTGTTCTAGAAGTTGTGATCAAACCAATGCAAGTAGTTATCATTGTCCAGGTGGATATGCTTACTTTAGAATTTATAGTATTGCGTTAACACCTACGATGATTCAACAGAATTATAATTATGCTAGGTCAAAATATGGCATTTGATAAATTTAATAAATAAGTAGATAAGAGGTTTTTTGTAGCAATGTCCCAATTAAATGTCGGAAGACTTAACATAAGTGAGCGACTTAAGTTGCCAAATTACAATGAGTCGCAAAGAGATGCTCTCTCTGCAGAACTTGGAATGATGATTTATAATACCACTTCCGAGATGGTAGAGGTTTATAATGGTTCTAATTGGACTAATGCTGCTGGTGGTGGTGGAGCTGATGGATCAACTTCCGATCAAGCAGCAGAAAGTGTCACTGCTTTGAGAGATGAAGCTGGCATTACTACCGATGGTGTTTATTGGTTGAAAGATGCTCTTGGAGCAACATACCAAGCATACTGTAGTTTCAATAGTACATTTGATGGTGGTGGTTGGGTTCTTCTATGGAACATAAATGGATCCAGTGCGAGTAGCAGTCTTGGTGGTCATACACATTGGGATAATACAACATTCTGGGGATCATCAAATGAACAACAGCAATCATCTACTAGTCCATGGAGTAATAATGTAAAAACTAGAGCTTGGGATAAACATCCAATTTCAGAATTTTTAATTGTTTTACATAATACAAATGGATATGATACCAATAATCTAAGAGGATATGGTGTCTATCAAAACAATAATTTTCCTGGTCAAACTTATTATGATATTTCTTCTGGTGGAAATAATAAAATTGTAAGTAGTGGTGGTAGAAAATCTGGTGCTAACTACGTAGGAAATCTAACTTGGAATAGTAGAAGACCAAACAGTAGAGGTGGAGATCCTTTTATTGATGGGACAGTAAATGGTAATAATAATGCTAACGATAACTTAGTTATCAACTCTACAGGATATTGGAATTCTAGTTCTAGAGGAGATTCAAGATTTGCTACTACTGCTGGAAGTGGAAATAGTACCTATGGTCACACTCATTCTGGTATGGGGATTAGACATGGACATAGTGGATGGGGATATTATGCTTCTATGACATACATTCAAGCATATTGCGAACCAAATGCTATGTATTGCAGTAACGGTAGTTGTGGTAATAATTACACAGGAAGTCCAGAGTCTGGAGCTCAAGTTCATACACAATGTAACAATAATGGATGGGCAGATGGATATATTGATTGTGGTTATTCCGTTTTTATAAGGTAATCTAATGGAAATTAAAATTGTAAAAAACATGTATGCTACTAACGCAGACAATAATTTCACTTATGTCTTGGAGTTTTCACACGAAGGAGAAGTGATTAAGAAAGATATTATAGAAGTTCCTTCAAACGAGTATCGTGTTCCAATGGAAGACAAGTGTGGATCATTGACAAGATCAGGATTAAATGCTAATCTAGAACAACTGAAATATGAATACGACTTTGATATGGCACAAGTTCCTATCACAACAGAAATAATTTCACCTCCATCTTAAAAAAATTTTATGATTATTGAATTGTTTCCATCTACATTATTTTTAGTAAAAGTAAAAAATCATAAAAAAATTAAAGAGGCATGTTTAGATTATGTTGTCCCAGAGTATGAAAAAAACCCATCAACGTTTGTTGATGCATGGGATGCTGATGTTTGGACAACCTTCAATCAAGAAAATAATTTTGACTGGAAAAATATAGTTTCTCTCTATATTAATGAATTAAAAGATTTTTCTATACAAATGGGAATTTTTGGAAATCCCATGGTTAGAGAAGCTTGGTTAAATGCTTATAAAGTAAATCAACATCAGGAGATACATGAACATCTTCCTGGTCACTTTTCGTGTATTCATTATGTTTCATATGACAAAGAAGAACACTCTCCAACTATATTTGTCAATCCTTTTAGGCAAGTAGCTTTATCAAATTCACCTAATTTTGTTGGTGGTCCAGATGGAACACCTGCAACTTGGGTTGGTCAATCATTTGTAAAAGTAGAAGAAGGAGATTTACTAATTTTTCCATCTTTCTTGGAACATAAAGTTCCTAGACAAAAGTCTGATAAACTCAGAGTAACCCTCTCATTCAACCTCAACTTCGTTAGTTAATTATGGATATTAAGTTAGCAGTAAACCCTGCAATTTTTTCAGTATCAACTGAGTTACCACCATTGATTTGTGATGCAATTCGTGACTGGGAATCTCTAGGTGAAACTGATAAAATCATTGAATACGCACATGCAAAAGTAAATGACAATGATCCTGATGGAAGATCATCAATGGTAAAATGGTTACATGAAAGTAACTGGTTACCATCTGTTTTACTAGCATATGTCGGAAACATTAACCGAAGATATTTTGGTTATGAACTAGTTGGATATGATAACGAGGTTGTACAATTTACCAAGTATGGTGTTGGAGATCATTACGATTGGCATATGGATGAAGATAGAAATCCATTTGAGTTGATGCAAAACAACTCAGGAGAGTTTGTAAGAAAGCTTTCTTATACATTTCAACTATCAGATCCTAATGATTATGAGGGTGGTGTTTTGGAATTTCAGAATCCAATGAACACTAATGAAATTCACGTTATTGAGAATAAGCAAGGTCTTATCACTGTTTTTGATAGTAGGGTTCCCCATAGAGTTACAAAAGTAACATCAGGAACTAGGTATTCTCTTGTTGGATGGGTCAAAGGAGGGAGATTTAGTTGATGGAAATTATTGATAATTTTTTACCAGATAATAATTTCTACCACATAAAAAATATTATTACTAGTCAATATTTTCCTTGGTGTTATGCACCCACATTAAAAAATGTTGAAACTGGTGAGATAAATGAACTTGAGCATAAAGAAACACAAAATCAATTTGTTCATCTATTCTATAATTTTGATGTACCAGTAACAGAATACTTCCAAGAGCTAAAATGTTTTAGAGAAAAACTAGAGGTAAAATCTTTGGTTAGAATAAAAGCAAATCTAAATCCATGTGTTGATAAAGTTCTTGAACATGGATATCATATAGATTTACCAGACTGCACTACTGCAGTTTACTATCTAAATACATGTGAAGGATATACAAAATTTGAAACTGGAGAAGTTGTGGAGAGTGTGGAAAATAGGATTGTTATTTTTGACAGTAATATTAAACACACTGGAACAACCACAACAAATCCTACAGGAAGATTTGTTATTAACTTTAATTTTTTTAGATAAATAATACACACACTATTCAATGTGATTACTATGGATCCAGCACAACTTAAGAAAAATTTTGAGGAGCAAATTGCTTCTACTGTAAAGCAAATTACAGAACTAGAAGCAAACCTTACTAAAGCAAAAGAATATAAAATTAAATTAGAAGGTGGTTTAGAAACTTTAGTTCTTTTAGAAGAGAAACCAGCAGAAGGTGGAGAAACACCTGCTCCAGCACCAGAAACACCAGCAGAATAAATACCAGATCCCTTCTTCCTAAATAAGTAAGAAGGGATTTTTGTGTGAAATGGCATCTCCAAGTTCAAAAGCAGAATTAATTACATATGCTAAGAGACAGTTGGGAGAACCTGTCTTACAAGTTAATGTAGATGATGAGCAAGTAAACAATGTAATTGACGACACGTTTCAGTTCTTTCAGGAGAACTGTTATAA